ACAGGACGCCACGATCGACGAGGCGAATAAAAAGTAGCAAGAGCTTGCATTCCTCTAGTCATGCCCATAAAATTAACTGCGCTTGCAACACCTTCATATCCTTTCGATATTGCGGTACCAGCGGCTGCAATTGCTCTGCGTTTGTCGTCTTTTGCTGTTCCGATGTCACGCATTGCAATATTAGTCAATGACTCAGCAGTTGAACCAAGACCACGAAGACCCATGTTTCTTTGTTGGATGTCTGCCTCCATGATTGCTCTTTCTCCTTCGTTTACATTGAGGCCCGCCAATCTTGAAAATACATTACTTCCTTGACGACTGGTTTCTCTAAACTTTTGCTGAAGACCTGTAATATTAGAACGAAATCTTTCGCGCATCAAGTCCTCTTGACCCGTTGAAATACCAGTATCGTAAAGTCTTCCGTATCTTGCTTGTTGTTGTTTTATTTCACCAGCTCCACTCATAAATGAGGGGTCAGGCATTTTATTTGCTTTTGCTAAATTTCTATAACCTCCGACTAATTGAATACCACCGAGAATGGCACTTCCTGCCATAGCATATGGATTTAATCCAGACAATGCGCTCAATCCGGCTGTTCCGTATTGCGATAATAATGATTCTGGTGTGTCTATTGCCATATTACAAAGTTAGTTATTTTTTTCCTGAACTTTTTGGTCTTGATTTTGCAATCTGAATTTGAGCTTTAGTTTTCATTCTCTCTGATTCCATTTTCTCTTTATGTTGCTTATCTTTCAACATAATTTCTTTGTTTCTTAAAGCAAGTTCCTTTTCTTTTAATAGATCTTTATTTTCTTTATCTGTTTTATCTTGATAAATCTTCTCTCTATCAATAGCTCTTTTTTGAACCTCATTAATATCTAAGATTCCATTGTTGTTAACGTCTCCATCACCATCTCCTAGAGCAGTAATGTTAGCTAACTCCATTTGAATATCTCCTTTAATTAATTCAATTTGTTCTTTTCTATCATACTCAAGATTAGTTTCTTGTTGTTTGAATATAGAAGCAATTTGAAGTTGCTCTTGTTGTAACCTCAACATATCTTGTTCGTGTTGTTGTTGAGATTGTTGTTCGTCTTGTGCTTGACGCTCTAATTGTTCTTGCTCCTTACGTTCAATAGTTCTAAGTACATGTTTAATTTTAGCAGTACTTTCAGCTTCTAGTACTTCTAAAACAGAAGACATCTTACCTCCATTTTGTAAATAAGGTTGGACAGCTAATTTCATTTGCTCAAGTACTTGTTTAGCTTTAGCTGAATTTTGTACTTTAAGTGCCAAGTCTAAATAAGAATAAACATCAGGGTTTAAATTAAGAAGTTCTACTCTTCTATCATCTGTATAAGTAAGAGATTTAAACCCATCTCTGTAAGCTACTCTAGATAAGTCTAAAATTCCTTGAAGTTCTCTTTGAATAAACTCTTCGTGCTTAATGAACAGATCTTCTATAGCTATCTTTGCAGCAGTTACAGCACTATTTACGTTACCAACATTTTCAGAAGCTTTAACATCTCCTAACCACTGATCTGTGACTCCTATTGTAGCATAACATTGTTGTTTAATCCATTCTAGTAATTGAATCATTGATTGTATATCTTCATACAATCTCATGTCCAATACTTGGTATTGATTAAACCCTCTATCAGCAGCTCTATTAGATCTATCAATAAGTGCAAACCCTAAAGTATCTGCATAGTAAAAGAATTTCTCTTCATCCCATTCAGCATCTTGAGGTATAACAGCTTTGTCTAATAGAAGTATTTTATCTTTAGATTTAGCAATCATACGTTCTAATCTATAATTACAAATAATGAATAGTTTAACCCATTCAATCATTAATTCATAAATAGATATATTAGAAGCATGGTCGTCAGAATAACATCTTCCATTAATAGGTAACTTACATCTTGAAATATTGTTAAGCTCATTACGTTGGTACGGAAGAGGTCTAATTTGAAGATAATCTTCTTTGCCTATTTTATAACCTTCCCAAACCTCATTAATCCATTTCCATTCAATCTTTTCATTTCTATCAGGGTTTTTTATATAATCTTCAGAAACTACGTCTTCATACTCTTGACCAAACTCATCTATCCAAGTAACAAACCCTACTTTCTTTTGAGATTTCCATGTTACATAGTAAACAGGAATCTTATTAAGAACTAGTGAATCAAAGTTACGTGTACGTATATCAGTTAAGAAGTTAGCTATGTAAGTTCCATTTACATAGTTTTGAGTATCTAATTTTTCTAATTGTTTCTCAGTAATTTCTCTATAAAATCTATCGACTACTTCTCCAGGAGTTAATAACAATCTTCTAATAGCTACTTCACCATCTTCTATGTAAGGAGAATAGTAAGACTTAATGTACCAAAGATCTAAAGGAGAAATACGTTCGTATTCTATTTGATCGTCTCTAACATCTTTTTGACTGTACTCTTCTCCTGCAATAGTAAAATCTTTAAACATCAATCTACTTTTTTCAAAAAAGTAAGTAGACTCAAGAATGTGTTTTAGAAGTTTATTAGAATCCAGTACTTCAGAATCTATATAAGAATCATCCATAGATTCTTTAATCTTCTCTGGAATAGGTACTTCTCTTTGTTCTTGTTGAGCTTGTTCAAATATTGCAGGGTCTAAACCATTAAGAAAATGTTGTTTAATATTCTCGTGTAGTTTATCAGTTAATTGGTCAAGGTATTTGTTGTACCCTTCTTCACCAATCTTTTCTACATACCAAGCAAAAGGTCTAATCGCATATTCTCCTAAAATCTTTTCTATAACAGGGCGAGCTATATTAGTCTTTCTAATTATAGCAGGTTGTTGTTTATGTGCAGGATCAGTTACATTGAATGGGTCTGTAATAGGATTAAACCATTCATCAGGAATTTGGTTATTATGAATTTTATATAATAATGCTAAATCTTTTTTAGCTCCCACTTTTGATGAATACTCTGAATAAAAATAAGCATGTTTTAAATAGTAATCTATTACACATTTTCCCCATTCGTGGTCATTCTTAATTTTCTCAGCATAGCTTAGTCTTTGTTGAGGTTTAAGAGAACTTATATTTCTAACGCTATCTGTAGACATTTATACTAATTTTAAAGCAAAGTTAAAACATTTCTTTAAATTATTCTCTCCAATCTTTATTAAGGATTGCAATTTCATTACTTAAATCTAAATTACCATTGTAAGTTTGACGTTCATTAGTAAATAATTTACGTTTAAAGAAATTAGATTTAGATTTTTCTTTTAGGTTATCAAGCGTATTGTTTTTTTCTTGATACATGTACTGTGCTAATATCATACAGGATATACGGTCAAAGTTTTTTTTAGGGTCATTTACAAATTTAGTAATCTCTTGAAGTAAACCTAAATCATAAATTAAGTGTACATTAAGTATTGGTCTACCATCAGCAGTTATTCCTCTAGATTGAACTAAATCTTCTGCAAAATACAAAAGTCCTACTTTTTTCATATCCTCCGTAACATTCATAAAAAGATTACGATTTCTCATATTCTTTTTTAGCTCTTTACCTTGGAGTATAACATCAGGCTCAAACTCAGCTAAATATAATTTATTTTTATCCACCAAATAATCCAATAACCCTTGTCCCCCACCTGCTTTTTCAGATTGTATTGTTGCCCCATAGTACTCAGTAACACTTAAAGCTCTTCTATAAAACTCTCTCACAGTACTTGGTCTAGAGACCCAAGAAGCTACAATTTTTCTCCCCATCCCAGTTCCAGGGATTGTATGTTTAATGACATAAATTCCTCCTAAAGAGGTTCTATCTTCAGCATTATCTAACATAAAGGGGTCTACAATTACAGTATACAACCCTAAAGGAATTATCCCATCTACTTTAAACGGTTCTTCATAAATAGATAGACAACCATCTAAATCATCTGCATTATTATGAGGATATTTAAACAAAGGTTTAGCATTGTTTCTAATTTGAAACTCCCAGCCTTTACCTAAATCCATTAATGTACCATGTTTGATGTTTTGTTTAACATCTTTATTGTGTTCTATATTTTTAATCTGCTCATTTACATAATATAGAGCATCTTGAAATATATTACTATTAACACGTTTAAAACATTCACTAGGAGTAAAAGGACGTTCAGCAATTAATAAGTCATAGTCTCTAAGAGCATTACTACCTTTAGATTTTTTAGTTAACTCACGCTTGTCTTCCCACTCTTTTTTACTTTCTGACCAAATAGGATTACCATATTGATCTGTAAACTTAGGAGAGTAAGCTGTACAAGGAACAAAGAATCCAAATTCTTCAATATCATTCTCATCCCATATATTATCAAACCTCATAAAGTTATTTGATTCAGGAGAATAGAATAAATCTTCTAGTCCTTGAATATCTTCTCCTGCTTGTCCTCCAGTTCCAAAAACTATAATCTGACCTGTTACTACAGTATCATCTTCCACTAAAGGTTTAGCAGCAGCAATAGCTTTACTTAAATTCCTAAAAGAACCTCCTTCTTCAAAGATTAGTAATTCTCCCCTAGCACCCCTAACTTTCTGAGGATCGTCTACAATTACTCCTCCTATCATAGATTCATAACCTTTGACTTCTACACCTTGAGGAGTTTTTATTCTAACGGAAGCTTTTTTCTCACTGGAGTTATCAATCTCCATTCTATTTTTTCTCCACCAGTTATCGGTGTGACCATTTAACCACTCAAGATCATCCCAACATTTAAGCATGATTCCATCAGCTCCCCATAAGTAAGGATCTTTAGAAGCAAAGTAGAATGATTTACTTTTTCTAATGAAGTTATAATTATAAACTCCATGAGATGCAGCTTTATAAGAGAAACCACAACCACGAGTCTTAGCACAGATTAAATGTTTACCCCCTACTAAAGCATCTTGTAAATTAGGTTTCCAGTATAGTTCTAAAGATTTAAGATGTTCTTCTGTAGTTCCCCACCTAGCTATGTGTTTAGACCAAAACCAGTTGTAATCCAATAGATTAAATCTAGGAAATTGTAACTCTTTCTTAACACCTTTTTTATTATGATCTACACCAGCAGGTGTAACTTTCATAGGTGTAAAATTCATAAAGAAATAATGTTCACCAGTTACAGCTACATCACCTACTTTAAATCCTTCCTCACACCTACGAGTCTCTTCTCTCCAAAACTCATACCAATCTTTAGATTTTCTAGGAGCTTTTGTATAACACTTATTTTTTAAGTAGTAATCAGCAGCCCTCGAAAATTCACTTATGTTTACAGAGATCATTTTTCATAGTCATTTTTATCAACTTCCCAAACAATAGAATAATGGAATTTTAAAAAACAAAGAGTAAGCCTTCTTTCTTTAAATACTCTTCCATATATAATTGTTGGAATAAAACAAAAGTATGTGTTAGCCCACAGCGAGTATCTTTGTTTAAAGTTCATTTTCTCCAATTTCTACATTACCTCTACCACTACCAGTTTCACTAAGTTCTTTCTTAACCATGTCTTCAGTTTCTTGAAGATTCTTAATTAACACTTTAATCTCCTTCATAGCTTTAATATTTTCAGTTATCTCAGTTAAAGGAATTGAGTCTTGATCTGAAGATAAATCAAGACTAGCAATCATTTTATCAATATTCTTCATAGAAGCTTTAAGTAACCTTAATGCTCTAGTGTCTTGTAAAGACTTATAATGCTCAACAGCATCATTCATTTCTTTATCAGGTTTCCATGTAGCATCTAATCCACTAACTCTTTTAGCTTCTATTTTTCTATCATCTTCAGAATAATTAATAAGATTACTTCTATAATCACATAAAAGATAGATATAAGTAAACTCTTTCTGAGCTTGAAACTTATATCTCCCTTTATAATGATTAGAAGTATTTCCTTTATCTCTTAAATAGATCTTTTTAAATGGTTCATGCAATTGAATCCATTCCTTATTAAGATCTACCATGAAATCGTCATTGAGTTTAAATAACTCCATAAATTATTTCAATGTTAATAAATACAAAGTCTTATCTACTAAAGCTAACATTTCATCAGCTATATTAGCTAAATGTGTTTCCTCTGGTGCAAATGATTTTCTGACTAAACCATCTTTAGCAAAGTATTGTCTAATAGATTGTACATAAGTTGTAGCATCTAAATCAGTTTCAATAGCTAAAGATAGTCTACCTTTAATTCTTCCATAGATTCCTTGATAGGTTTCTATGAAAGAATCAGCAAGGTCAAGAATACCATCATAAGCTTCATTAATAGCTTTGTGAGTGCTATAGGAAGTAGTTTGTAAATGAATATAGTGAAGTTGGTCACGTATCTCAAATAACTTTTGAAGAACTACTCTTCCTTTATCTGTATTCTCTTTAAGCGTCATTAGTTTATAACAGTTGTTGTGTCAAAGATTGGTTTCAAAACTGGTTTATAAACACCAATGATGTTATTCTCTGTTAATACTAAATAACGAATACCATCTACTTCAATTGGTGTAACCATTCCTGGAGAATGTCTACTTACAGAAACAAGATCACCTGCTTTACAAGTTGTAACAAGTGGTCCAACAGCAGCTACTTCCAATCTATTTAGATTCTGTCTTTCTTCAGCAGTCAATGACTCTGGCTTAATAATTCCTGATTTAGTAGTTTCTTTAATAATAGGTTCTACTAACACTACATTGTTAAATGTTGGTTGATAATTGATTTTCATAGTTATTTTATATTTATAAGTTTTAAAGCTTCGTTCTTTAGTAATTCAATTTCTTCTTGAGGAAACGGACTGATACTAATTACCATATCATGTTCTGCTTTATTATGTTCTTTTGTAATTAAGAACTTTGTTTCAAGTTGTAAAAGTTTGAGAATATCTTCAAACTTTTGTCTGTCTTTATTTTCCATAGTTATTGTTTATTTACGTTTTTTGCTTTACTATAATTTATTGCATCCATTTTCTTTTTATTAAATTCCACACTAATTAAATATGGAATTCTAACATTCTCAAAAGTACCTGAAGATATAACTCTTTGTACATACTTGTGCCAATGTTGTTCAATCTTTTTAATCATGAACTTAGGAGTATCAATAGCTTCAGATACTTCATTAATCACATCTTCGTTACAATACTCTTTTTTCATTGTGTAAAGTTAATATTTAAAATGTAATTATCAGTTCCTATTAAAACTTGGTAATGGTATTTAAAGACAACATTCTTTTTAGCAGCTCTTTCAACCATGTCATCAACTGTGTTAATGTAATTGATTAACTGACCATAATCTGTGAAGTATTTTTCTTTATTTATCATAAATCTATAATGATCCACTTACAACTTATAGTATTAGGTGGTGAAGGTTTGTCTAATAAAGGATTATATTTTATAGTGATTTTAAAGTCTTCTTTTTCTTTTTTCTTTATTTTCTTCATGACCATTTTCCTTTAACACATTTCTTATTGCTACGTACAAGAAACCCAATGAAGCAGTTGCATCCACCTTTGTTTCCATCACATCTTTGTTTGTTATCAGATAAAGTAGAGCAAGTTAAACAAACTCTAATTCTTTCTTCAGCTTTCTTTTCTACTTCAGGGTCGCCAACACCAAACTCATTTCTAGTTGCATTTAATATCCCACGAGCTATATTAACAATATCCATATTATCAAACCAAATATAAACATGACTTTAAACCCTAATTCAGTATATGCTAAAACCTCATCACTACTGTCTTCTAATAAATATGAGTTCTGAAATCTACTTCTAAACTCATTTGATATTTGATCTGTAATAGCATCTTTACCATCATAATACCAAGGAAGATCTCTTAAATGATTTAGAAGAGGGTCAAAGGTAATATTAAACAATAAAACACTATAAGCACTTGTAAGAATTAAATTTAACAATGAATAAGGAAATATTAAATAAATACTTATCCAAAATATAGTAACTCTAATAAATGTTCTAGAAGTATGATTCAAGTTTTTAACTTTACCCCATTTCTTTTTAATAAGGTAATTGTCAATAAAAGCGTTAACTACCGAAGTAGTTAACACTATTAAAGTAAGAATTAGTAAGTTTATCATAGTGCGTAATCTTGTTCAATAAGTTTTATAATCTCTTCAGTAGTTTCTTCAGTAGAAACTGGAGAAGCATCAATATAAATAACACCATCTTCTTCTGGTTCTAACCCAATAGAACTAATTCTAGAGATCTGTACAAGATTTCTTTTGTACTTAAAATCTTCATCTTTAGCATCTATCCCCAGTTTCTCTAACTGTTCAGAATCTTCTGTATGAGTAAGTATTCCTAATTCTATCCAACCTTTCATGTTATTTATTTTTAATTCTAATGTAAGCTAAAAATCCTACTACAATTCCTACAAATGTTCCCCAAGTAACTACCTCTCCCATACGAGATTGTGCATGATAAAAGTAATTACCTGCTAAACAAGCACTTACAAACAAACCTAGTAATACCTGAAAAGGAATACTACTAATTAATTTATACTTTGTTTCTGGTTTCATGGTTATCTGTGTTTTGAAATTTATCGGCTACTATTTTTCTAAGTTTTTCTACTGTAAGCTTTAAATGTGGAGGAAATTCTTTTTTATTTTTAGATTCCTCTATTTGATCTATGAGTCCTTTCATTTTTTACATTGTGTACAAGTTAA